TTAAATTCTTCTGTTATACTTTGCCCACAAGTAGGACAAGTATTGTCTAATCCTTCTATTTTTCTTACTGCTTGCTGTTGAGTTCTAATCGCTTCTCCCAAAGATCCAGACTTTTCTTGTAAATAATCATAAGACTCTTTCTCAGAGATTTCTATTTTGTTGATCTCTGTAATATTAATACCTTTTAGTAAGTTCTTGTATTGATTATTTTGCGAAATTTTTTTATTTTTTGAAGAAATATTTTCAAGTTCGGTCAATAACTGTCTTAAACTTTTCTCATCTTCTTCCAGCGGTTTCGGAAGATTTAACAGTACCTTTGGTGTCATCGAGGTCAATTTGTTATTTTCCAACCATTTTTCGATGGTCGATAGCTTACCTTTTGCCACTGACAAAGCGTCTTCCGCGTTCTTGGACTCTACTTTAAAAGTCTCAAACAATTCTACATACTCATCAAGATTCAAAAGATCGATAAGAAACTTTTTTCTGTTTGTATCAGTTGCAGTCAAAAACTGTAGACTTGCATTTGTATTTTGATACACTACTTGAGAAAAGGTTTTGAAATCAATTCCTATAATCTCATTAAGAGTTTTGTAAGTATTTGTAGCCGTATGACTAGAAATATCTTGCCCATCTTTTAGTAACTTTAGTTTTAGATTATTCTTTCTATCTAAATGAATCTCGTACTCTTCTCCGTCTTTTTCAAACGACAAAAATATAGTGTAGCCTTTTCCTACATTTCTATTTGCAATGTCTGCTTTTTTAACTCCTTTGGAGTTTTTGTTAAATAATATTTCTTCAAGAATAAGTGGTATAGAAGACTTGCCTACACCATTTATACCAATTATCTGAGTAAGTTTGTTATCAGATAAGTCTACTTGATTATTTTCACCGTAAGAAAAACAGTTATCCCATCTAAGCGTTTTTAGCGTAATCATTAAATGTTCCTATAATTGCAGGTATTTTTTCTTCAGATATTTCCAAGACGTAAGTTAGATACTCAAATAATTCTTCTGCTACTGTCATTTCTTTTGACAGTAACAAAGTAGCTTCTGAACTTCGTTTTACAACTTTTTTATCGAGCAGTTCATTATCTTTTACTTGAGCTAAGTCACTCAAATCGCCTTGTATTTCATATATCACATGATCGTAAGTGCCAGGAATCATTTCTTCTTCATCTGTAACAGTTTTTCTTAGCAGTTGTGGTAAGGGTAAGTATTGGAACGCCCACTCCCAGTCATCTAAAATTACCAGAACTCCCGTATTTACTTTTGATCTGTGAAAACTGGTAGTCATAGGACTGCCAGGATACACAATATTTCTTTGTGAATTTTCTTGAGCGTGTAAGTCTCCTGCAAAAACAACAGGAAATCTGTCAAACCTTTTTAGGTCTACTTCCGGTGTAACATGAGGAGGAATCTCTCCTCTTACATGAGTAAATAGAGGTAAGTCTTGATTTAACTCCTCTATAGCACCTTTTCTATGCAAATGACAGTAGGGCAGTATACTGAAACCCCGCTCATCCTGATAGATATCATCTATGATCTTTACCATAGGATTGAGAGTTTCTGTTACTGATTTTAGAGAACTAAGAAAAGTTTTATTCTTCCTAGTAGCTTCATGATTACCATCAAATATTATTGTTTCTACCTTTGCATTTCTTACAAACTCAAAATAAAGTTCTAACTCTTCTAAGTTAGGTACTCTATCGAAAATATCACCACCAATAATATGTAAGGATACTTCTTTCTCTAGTTCATGCAGTCTGTCAAAAAATTCTAAATATCTATTTTTTGCCCACTCATTAGGTATATTTTTCGCTCCTAACTTCAGATGCCAGTCAGCGGAAAAAAGTATATTCACATATTACTCCTGAATTTAAGTTAAAAAAATCCAAGAGGAGCCGAAGCTCCTCCCAGATATTGAGGTGTTACGCTACGTCGAATTCTTCTTCAAGAACTTCGTCATCAGTATTTTCAGAGCTGGACGCTCCTACTATTCTTTCCAGTAACTCTTTTTGAGCGTCTGGAGTTGGACGAGGAAGTAACTCATCGATAGGGGTAGCTGCGCTTACTGCTGCTGCTTCTTCAACAGTCAGTGCACGAGGCTTGCACTTTAGTGCTTGTAGTTGGTATTCTACATTGTAAGCCAAGGGGCCAGTCTTAACTCTTTTGAAGTGAACATCCCAACCAGTTTCATTGTCTGTAGGATCGCCCAAGTCTTCTGCAGCAACTAAAATTTGCTCCATTAACTTCTTTTTGAGATTCAAAACTTTTACCTTTCCGTCGCTTGGGTCTATGCAAGAAATGCAGTATGACCATCCGCATTTTAGATCGGGGAAGTACTCTCTTACCCAGTCCTTTTCCTTGTTGAGAAATGCTTCAGCTTCTCTGTCAAAGCTAAGGCACTCTACAGGCAGGTTTTTGTTGTTTTCGCCTGTAACCCAGTAAACATACCGTGGCAATAAATCGCCAGTCATACGGACAACATTGTCTCCGTTTTTGTAAGTATACTGCTCTATATTGGACTTTTTAGCCTGTCCCTTGGCTGCTCCGAACTTAATTCCCATTATTTTCTCCTAGTGGACTTCTTCCCAACAGAAATAAATTTCATTATTCCAGAAGGATAGTAGCCTGTTATCTTTTATCTGGACCTGTTCTACAGGACACTCGATTAGATTTAAAGTTGTTTTTCGTGTGGCTTTATATTCAGCATAAGACCTAAGAGATGCAAGTGCCACATACTCAGCGATCTCTTGGTGTTTGAACTGATGCCTATGTATAAATATTTTTGAAGGATTCAATAGAAAACTATCTCCAGACCAATCCTGTCTAGATATTTGGTATCTAAAGTCTTCTTCGTTTTCGGGGAGTAATCTAAAAGTTAAGTGTGACAGAATCTCCAACATCTTGGATACTCTGCCATTTGAGTTTGACACTATTTTAGGCCAATTATATAAAATTAAATTTTCCACGAATATTATATATTATAAAGTAAATGAGTTGAAAAGTCAAGAATTATTTTTCACATATCTATAAATTGTACTTGGTAGCTTTCTTTAAGATAATGTCCAAGCCTTAAATTGGCTTGTCTAGCTCCTGTTTTCCCTTTCAAATTTATATCCACTATCACAGGTTTCAGTTTACCGGGTGAGTGACGAACTACCCGACCTATTAATTGCGTGAGCAATGGTTCGTTGTTAACTGGAGTAGCAAGTATAAGACAGCTTAGAGGATTTATGCTAACACCCTCTGAAAAGATTGCCTGAGTTCCAAAGATTATTGTATTTTCTCCAGATACTACAGAATCTATCTTTTTCTGTCTAACTTCTAGCGGATCTTCTCCAGTTATAGTTACGCACTTTTGTCCGAGTGTTTGTGCACACCTTTTCAGAAAGTTTACTCTATCACTCAGTACGAGTATTTTGTGACCTTTTTTATGATATACAGCAGTTAGCATGGATACAAGTTGTCCATACTCTTCTTGCTGTACCAGATCATTTACTCGTATTGCCCACGGTACGTGTGCTCCATCCATGAATCTAATATCTGAACGAATAACATCAACAGTAGGTTCTATATAGTTTTCTCTTGGTGGCGTAAATTTTTTATCGCCAAAGAAATCTCTAAATATAACGTGTTTTCCGTCTTTTCGTTCAACAGTTCCTGACAGTCCAATCTTGTATCGAGCATAATTACTGTCCACAAGAGCATTAAAACTTTTAGCAGGAAGGTGGTGCATTTCGTCCACGATCACTGTTCCAAACTGTTTCGCAAGTTGTTCTATGTTGCGATATAGTGTTTGAGTGTTTCCGACTGTCACAAAGCTATCAATATTAAATTTTCCTGAGCCGACTATACCCGCTTCGACCCCGAACACCTTTTGAACTTCCTCTTCCCATTGATTTCTAAGAGCAATGGTATGAGTAATTATTAGTGTTTTTTGTTGCAATTTTTTAGCTATTGCAAGAGCTGTAAATGTTTTGCCCCAAGATACCCAAGCATTTATTATTGCATTATCATTTAGTTGATCGTGCACTTCCTGTTGACTTTCTCTTAGCGAGAATTTAAACTCTGGAAAGTAAGCAGAAGAATAAACTCTCTTGTCTTTTATTTCATAGTTACTTGGTATCAAGTCAGTTCTTCCAACCGGAATAGATACTACACTACTATTTATCTTTCTCATATTCTTGATAATCTGAGGTGCAGCATTTTTCTTGTATGAAGGGATAGTATAAGTTAGTTCCTCATCAAGTTTCTGCTCCATGAACGCATCACAGTCCATGTATATTCTGTTAGATATTACTGCTTTCATTACCAGTTATGTATTATATTCCCCATAATAAAGAAACAAGTTACAAAATTAACTATTACTATAGTAGTTCTTAGTACGGCTACTATATCATCATAATCAGCAGTTTTTTCGTCTGAAAATGAGCCTATGGTATACTTCCATATAGTCCAAATCTTTTTCACGGACTAAGACCTTCTATGCTATGCTTACAAGTTAGATAATTTTTAACAAAATCACTTCTAACTATATCTGATATTCCAAACTCTATAAAGTCAAATTCGTTCATAGCTTTTGTTATCTGTAGAAAACTTTTTAGTCCATTTTGTTTGAGATCAGACTGAAAGAAATCTCCACAGAATATAATTCTACAATTATGCCCTACCCTAGTAATAATACTATCTAATTCATGAAAGCTCATATTCTGGCACTCATCGACTATTATTACAGAGTTATTAAAAGTTAATCCTCGTATGTATGAGGTTGTCATAAAGTCAATTAAACCTTTCTCTCTTAAAGTCTTATACGCATCTCCTCTTTGAAATAACTCTTTAGTTATATCTTTATAAGGTTCTTCATATATTCTAGTTTTTTCTTCTTCGTTTCCTGGAAGATACCCTATATCTCTAGTAGGAACTGCACTTCTTATAACTAATATATTAGAGTAAAGTCCTTTTATTATATCGTCAAAGGCAATATAAAAAGAGATAAAAGTTTTTCCTGTGCCTGCACATCCATGCAGTATCATATGTTTTTCAGAGTCAAAAGCCAATAACTGACTTTTTGTTAGAGGTTCAATATCACATATTGAGAAGTTTAAAGCATTTAAAGCGTTCTTTCCATAGTTCTTAGCCATTAAATTTTCCTTCTACTATCGGGCAATTTTTCATCAGCATATCCAAAGATTCTCCAAGGATACTTGTCTAAATACATCATAAGTGCCCATTCAAAACTACGAGGGGGTGGTCTTGGCACTGCTACTCTAAAGTTTAGTTTTTCAATAACTAAGACCGTTGCAGACCCCTTCGGTATCTTTCGTAATATTTTATGAGCTTTTACAGCCGTGTACTTAACTTTTTCGTACTCAAAAGCAACTCCATTTGAGTCTATAAACCACTTCTTTCCGCTTCTTATAACAGCACTAAAATCAACTAAAGTTCTTCTCAGCGGATATAGTTTGTGCGTAGTTAGTAGTCTCCTTTGCCCAAGTGTTGGGGCTTCTTGATTTTTATCATCAATTACTAGGTCATTTGCAAACAGTAGTCCATCTCTGTAAGATACCTCTTCTGTATTTAGTATAAATACAGGATACGTTAAATTTACAACTTGTCTAAATCTAAGCGATGGAAGCATACTTGCTTACAAACTTACCCATCGAATAATCTTCTCCAATCTCAAAGTCACACCCTATCGGGCAGTCTTTAATTGATAATCCTCTGTCTTTTTGTATACATCTTAAAAGAAGTTCGCTGTATTCATCTACCTCTTCGTTTGGAACTTCTGCCAGTACAGAGTCATGCACTAGACCAAAAATTTTACTTTTCATGTTTCTTGTTTTTATTTCTTGTTGCGCTTCCATAGCCCCGATCAAGTTGATGTCAGAAGCAGCAGACTGAACTAAAAAGTTAAGACCTGATCTTACTTCATGACCTATGATTCCTTTGTTGTCAGACTTGACGTTTGGCAATCTTCTTTTTCTACCAAAGAAAGAGTACACTGACGCTTCTTTTTGTATAAGATTCTTGTTACTTTCTATCCAGTCTTCTAGCTTCCAGAATGTACCAAAGTAATC